AGATCAGATAGCTATGTAATGACAGTATATCCAGAATCAGCTGGAGATATACTAGAACTTGAAAATATCAGAAAGGTTGTGAAGATTATGAATAAATCTTCTGACAAAAAATATTACGTGAAATGTCAAGGTAGATTTGGAAAAAATAATCGAAACCTTTACAAGTATCGCGACTATAGTTCTTATAGGGGGGTTTTTCATAACTGGAGAATTTGCAGACTAGAAGATGCCCAAAGATGGGACGTTTACATTTACAGGAGATATGCATAATGAACAAATCATATCTTAAAAAAAAGATTTCAGAGGATATCGAGAAATTCCTTTCAAGGGGTGGAAAAATTGTAAAATTAAAAGAGGAATTATATACTAAGAAAATGAAAAAATTCAAATTGAATCCATATTCTTTTAATAGTCAAAAATATAGTACCTATAACATAGGGTTTAAAAAATGCAATCATGATGAAAGATTTCATGCAATTAGATAGGGGAATAAAATGAATAAATCAGAACAAAGAAAGAAGATCAAAAAGGATATTGAGAAATTTCTTTCCAAAGGCAGAAAAATTGAAAAGTGGGAAGATAAAGAAAATCATCCTAAACCAAAACACTATATTAGGTAGGTATAATTATGCTATTTAAAGTAAAATTTTTTCAAGATAGTGGTGAGAAGATTTATGAATATCTTTTCTCATCTTTAAAGGAAGCCATGGTTTTTAATATGTCTATGATAAAAAAAGGATTTCAATCCAGTATTATTAGATTAGATATTAAAGGCAATGTAGTAAAATAATGGATATTATATCTTTTATAATATTCGCAATTTGTTTATCTGGAGCTTCTTGGCAAGCTTATAGGCAGGGGATTCGTGATGGTTGTAGTAAAACTGTTGACAGACTTTATGCTGATAAAATTATCTCATATGATAATAAAGGAAATATCGTACCTAATCCTTTTTTTAACTCTTAAAAGTTCATAAATAGATCTATGCAATTTAAAGATTTCATCATTACCGAAGCAGCTAGCCTGAATGCAAACCAATTGCAAAAGCCTAATTCCAAAACAAAGGAACCAAGAACTGATATACTTAGAAGGTTAATCAAGGATGGTAAACCGTTAGAATTAGCTAAGGGCGGAACTGTTATAATCGGAGACATAGAAGATGCTATGGCAAAGATTGACGCATTTATTAAAATGCCTCAAAACTTCAATCTTGTAGGTACAAAGGGAGAGGTAGTTAAACTAACCCAACTTGCTAAAGCCGAAGTATTTGGAGGTGGAATCGGTGGTGCCGGAGGGGGTACTGCAAATACTAAGTTGACTGAATCACATCAATGCGTAATGCTTCAGGCAATGTTAGAACATGGAATACAGGACATAGATTATTTTACTCCAGAAATAATGGGAGATGCATATAGTCGAGTTTCTGTAGATGAAGAGAAAGATAAGATTATTGCATTAGAAGGAGATTGGTTTACCTCATCATATAATATAGCAAAATTGCTAATACAAAAAGGATACGTAAACAAATCTCATACATTCCATAGGAATGATAATAAAATGAACTTGATATATGCTTTAAAATCAATAGCATATAAAAATAGAGGATTTGCTCCTCTAAAAGATGATAAGTGGAACCCTGGTGATATCTGGGCAATCCAAAAAGGATTAGACCTTAAAAAAGAATTACCAGTAGATACAGTTAACACATTAAATAAAAAAATGGTAGAATTGTTTAATGATAGAAGACTAGTAGGAATATCTCTAAAAGGTCCTGAAACAAAGTTTCCGCCCCCACTTTCAGAAAAAAATAATGAATATCCAGCTGACACGGACCTTCACAAATATATGGGAACATTCCTCTCTTCCAAAGGAGGAACATTCTGGTCATCTAAAAATGGAACTATCAAATATGATGGTGGTGAGATGACCTTAAAAGATAATTCTCCCGGTGAAGTTGTTAAGTCAGAAATTAAAGGAAAGAACGCTAGGGGAGGAGGACTATCCTGGGGCCCAATGGCAGACTTTATCCAAAGAGAAACAAGAAAGAAAATGCCAAAATTTAAGAGTGGAATATTTGGTGTTGCTAAAAAAATAGAAAAGGGTGATAAGAGATCAATCAATGTATTTTGGGGATTATATAAGCATTTTGAAAAGAATGCTGGATATGATGAATTCCTAGAGGAAATCCAAAAGAAAGATAGGTTCTGGATATCAGCAAAACTTGGTGTAATGTACATTTGCTATTACATCGATAAGGCTGGTGGAAAAACTGCAAATAATATTATTACCCATTTTGTTAACTATGCCGGATCCAAATCAGCTGATTCGTCAGTATACGTGAAGGCAGGAAAATGATAAAGTTTGAATCTTACATAGCCGAGTCCAAGAACACTCATATGACTCATATTGAGGATCTTGTGATTGACGGCGGAGTTAAGGGGGCTCGCCAGGCTATTCTCGCCCTAAGATCGATGCGAGATATGTTGAGCGGTAATGCAAAAGCACCTGTAGACATTACTGTCAAATGGGACGGAGCCCCCGCCTTATTCGCCGGAGAAGATCCATCAGATGGACAATTCTTTGTAGCAAAAAAAGGTATCTTTAATAAAGATGCTAAGGTGTATAAGAACCATGCAGACATAGACGCTGATACAAGTGGGGATTTAAATAAGAAACTCAAACTTGCATTCGATAATTTAAAAGATTTAGGAATTAAAGGGGTCATTCAAGGGGACTTTATGTTTGAGTCATCAGATCTTAAGAAAGAAACTATTAATGGGGTTCAGCATGTTACCTTTCATCCTAACACCATAGTGTATGCTGTACCAACATCCACAGACATAGCCAAGGATATAATGTCAGCTAAAATTGGAATTGTTTGGCACACTACATACAGTGGTTCAAGCTTTGAAAACATGACAGCTACATTTGGTAAAGAAATTGTTTCAAAGATAAAACCTTCAAAAAATGTTTGGATGGTAGATGCAACACTAAAAGATCTATCTGGAAAGGCTACACTTACAGCTAAGCAAACTGAAATCCTAAATGCAAACCTATCTGCTGCAGGAAAGACTTTCCAGAAAATACAATCGAATATATTAAAAGAGATAGAATCCAATAAAGAATTAAATCTTATAATAAATGTTTACAATAATTTGGCAGTAAGAAAAGGTGAAAGAATAAAAGACACAAATAAACATGCCAAAGGATTAATAAATTTCGTAGAAGAAAGATATACAAAACAAATGGACAAATTAAAATCTCCTGCCGGAAAAGATAAGAAAGCTGAAGAAAGAGATAAATTATTATCATTTTTCAACAAATCCAACATAAAAGGTCTAAAAAATATGTTTGATTTACAGAATTTTGTCGTCGATGCGAAGTTAATTATTATAAATAAACTAAACGAGTTATCAAATATTGGTACCTTCGTTAAAACAAAATCCGGATTTAAAGTGACCGGCGTTGAAGGCTTTGTCGCTATAGATCGATTACAAGGTGGTGCTGTTAAGTTAGTTGATAGACTAGAATTTTCGACTAACAATTTTAGCAAAGATATTATAAAAGGCTGGGATAATCCTGGCTAAAATGGGATACCAAGGATATAAATGGCAATTAAATCATTTAATGAATACATAGTCGAAAACTCGAAAGAGGTTTCTTTTGTGTTTGGTAGATTCAATCCTCCAACGATTGGTCATGAAAAACTATTTGAAGAAGTTAAAAAACAATCACGTGGTGGTTCATATAGAATCTATGCATCACAATCAGTAGATGCTAAAAACAATCCATTAGGATTTACAGAAAAAATCAAATTTTTACGCAAAATGTTTCCAAAACATGCACGTAGTGTTATGGCAGATAAAGATGTTCGTAATGTACTAGATGTATTAGTAAAACTTTACGATCAAGGATTCACTAAAGTAACACTGGTTGCTGGTAGTGATAGAGTAAAAGAATTTGATATATTATTAAACAAATATAATGGTATTAAAGCTAGGCACGGCTTTTATAATTTCGAAGGTGCTATTAATGTAGTAAGTGCAGGGGAGAGAGATCCAGATGCAGAAGGTGCAACTGGTATGTCAGCTTCCAAGATGCGAGCCGCCGCTCAACAAAATGATTTGAATTTATTTTCAAAAGGGCTCCCATCGAATTATAATCCTACCGAATTATTCAATGCAGTAAGAAAAGGTATGGGATTAAAAGAGTCGAGATCATTCAGAAAACATGTAGAACTACCCCCAATTTCAGAGACAAGAGAAGATTACATTGAAGGAAGTCTTTTCAATGTTGGAAATCTAGTTAGAATAAAAGAATCAGGGGAGATAGGGGAAATCATAATTTGCGGAAGTAATTATCTTATGGTAGAGTGTGATGGAATAAAATCAAGACAATGGCTAGATTCTGTTGAACTAGTAGAAGAAGGTGGTGCTGGTGATTGGGGAACAGATAAAGGTGTTAATCGATACCTCAAGGACACACCATTTTCTTCAATAGTCCAATCTCCTCATAACAGTACAGTAAAAGCAAGTACAACTACAAAAGAGGAAAAGAAAAAGAAAAGAAGTGCTCATGGAGATAAAATGCCAGATAGCTTTGAAACTGATAAAAGAGATTCAGATGATTCTACAGACTCAAAGAGAAGAGCACAATTCAACAAACAAAAAGAAATGGATGATGACGATCCAAGAGCATATAAAGATGCACCTGGCGATAAAAAGGCAAGAAAATCCGGTAAGATGAAACCTTCTCAATATACTAAAAAGTATAAGCAAATGTTTGGTGATAAAGAGCCAAAAAATGAAATGGTTGGTGTTCTCAAGCTTGAAGATAGATTTGTAACAGAAGAAGGAATTGAAAAAGCTATTCAGAAGAAATCCCAAGCTTCTGGTATATCTTACGGAATACTAAAAAAGGTTTTTGATCGCGGTGTTGCTGCTTGGAAAGTTGGGCACAAGCCAGGTACCACACCAGCACAATGGGGATTAGCTAGGGTAAATTCATTTATAGTAAAAGGAACAACCTGGCATAAGCACGATTCAGATTTAGCTAAACAGGCAAGAGGAGGATAAAGAGTGCAAAATTTTAAACAATTTTTTATAGAAATGTATAAAGGGGGCGATTTTGATGAGGAATTATTCGCAGATGGAGCTAAATTCCTAGATGCTGCAAAGAAACATTCATCAGAATTTCAATTCGGAGAATGGATAGATTGTAGTATGGCTTTACGGGCTTGGCTATATGAAAATGATCTGATAAATCCCGATATGGCTCTAGATTTAGATTCATCAACATTTGATAAAACCATCAAATCTCTTGCTAAGTTAAAATCATTTGGAGCTACTCATATATTCTGCAGAAGAGATGCAAAGAAAGGAGATAAGGATAGACAAGTATCATCTATTAGATTTAAGGGAAAAAATGATAAGATAGCTTTGGGTCTAAAAAAATGGTTTGCTGGAGAAGATGATCCAGATCCAGTTTTTGGTAGTGGTGATGATTATGGACCATCTGGTGCAAGTATGGTCGGAAGTTTAGCGTTAGGAAAGGACAAGTATCATCGAGATACTAATGATTTAATTAAAAAGTATGGAACATCCAAAACAGTAGAATGGAAACAAGTTAGTAGTGGTTCAGTATATGACAAAGAAGAAATTTGCATTATAGAATTATAATGTCAGATTTTAAATTAACTCCAGCAAGAGAAAAAGAGTTGGAAAAAATTGCAAAGGACTTACCCGATGCAGACTTTAAGAAAAAATATGGGAAGGACTGGAAATCAGTTAAGATTGCAACAGCCATGAACATATTAAAAAAGAAAAAAGGATTTAACACAGAGGAAAAAATGAAATTTAAAGACTTAAGAGAAAAATATAGAAGCAAGTTCAAACCTTCTGAAATAGCAAAAGCTGTTGAGATTGCACTTTCAATGGGTGGTAATATGACTGGGGCCTATCAAAAAATCGAAAAGATTAAAAAAGGACTAGGTGATGACCCAGTAGTTAAAGACGCTCTAAAAACAGCAAATGAGGAAACCGTTAAAGAGGCTAAGATGGAGATATCTTTATCTAAAAAGAAAAGAGAACTACCTAGAAATTTTGACGGGGACTATATGGACTTAGAGTGGAACGGGAAAAACTTTGTAATGAGAATACAAGGGGGAGAACAAAACTCACTAGAGCAAGAAATTAGTCCTGCAGAGCTTGGAGTGGGTAAACCCAGAAATGAAAAGGATTTAAAAAAAGCTGCTGAATTAATTGCAAAAGAAATGGGATAATTCTATGAATTTAACAGAAACATATAGAAAATTAATTGCTGAAGATGGTCATGAGCAATCTGCAAATGTTATGAATCAATTATCTCATATTAAAAGAAATGTAGAACAGTTAATGGGTCAGGTTAAGCCAGATTCAGAATATCCACAATGGTGGGTAAACAAATTAGTCAAAGCAGC